CTGGACTTTTTGGACCAAGTCCTAGCAGGTGTGATCACAACTCTAACTGATCTGTCTATTCTGACAGAGAAATTCGAGAGACACGCGCGTACCAGTATCAACAAGCCCCAGCTTTTGATCTGCTGTAGACCATCAAAGGTCTAGTACGACTGAAGATATTTCAATAATTTTTAGTCGAATCTCAATTAGCCTAACGATGTAGGCCTCTATCCAACCCTCATAACAGTTGTTGTAGACTTAGAAATTGAGATTATCGGACAACTACCTGACTGCCCTCTCAATATCGAGATCCTGATGAATGATTGCTATTATTACATCAGCAGCCTTAATTTCCCATTCTTTTGAAAAGCATGGGTGACTGTCACCGGATTAGAGTTTATGAAGCACGCTGGACAATATCCTTTACCATCATTCAATGGTGAATATAGAGTTCAAAATGACTTCCACTAAGACACTCAATCGATAACGATGATCACCAAAGGGTGCTCAACTCCTTACAACCACAAGAACGTTTACTTGGAAGGTGCTGATGTAAGCATCAACCTAGGAACAGTAAAGATTTTCTGTTGGGAAGGAGGAGTCTTGGACTATAGCAACGCTTATAGACACACCAAGGCCAAATACACGGATAGGGACATGGACTGACCTATTAACGCTTTTCTGAGGGATCACTTCCCAGAGGCTACCTATTCCGGAAAGAAGATGAATCAATTGCTTGCTGAAGCTTGGGCGGACACCACTCCAAGTCAAAACGACTGCAAGATTATCTTATAGGACAACTATCAAATTGACGAAATGATGCTAGAACTCAACCGAAAGGATATTGAGATTTTCTAGATGTAGCAGAAAGTGCACAATCCCCCATCTATGGGCCTGTACACTTTTTTCATCGCTACTATGTGCTTATTCTAGTACGTAATCTCAAGTTTCGACATCGACGTTGTTAACAACATGCTTTATTAAGTTTGTTACATCGCACTCTCAAGCATCGCCTTCTACCTCTCACCAACATATAGTTATAGACTAACTGATGTACATTGTTGTGATAGATCGCGGTGCTAAGACTCTGAATTCTCTTGGACAGAGAAATTTAGCAAGACTCATATCTACCATCACCATTTTAGAAATTAAGATCAAGCCAAGTTACGAATAGGAGCTAAGACCCATGACAAGCCTACTGACGAAGAAGTCATTCTAGGTTACAGTCACACAGCCTTAACAGTTGATAATGTATACTCATTCGACAAGCTCCCAAGAGTCGCTGATTTTAAGAAAAACAGTAACAAAAACGACAAAGTTTCTAAGCCTTACTTCCACGAAAAACCTCTCAACGACGATATGTTTGTTTGCGAAGCTCCTTAACTCATGTCGGAAACTGCCAAGAATCTTAAATCAATCCAATTACTCAAGTAAGAATCCCTAACCTTAGAGAAGCCCCAAGTACGAGACAAAGAACTCTACAAGACAGGCTACGATATAGTTAAAGATGGTTAAGTCGTCGAAGAATTTGAATTCGACGGTAAATCATCTATGAACACAATCTACTCTTTTCTCGGTAGGCACAATTCAAACAGAGTGCTCCCTGATCCGGACACTTTAGTAGATTTCGATAGCTTTGCTAAAAAGACTATGAAAGCCAGATTCTCTGTTCTTAAAGGAAGACCTCTTCCTTCTAGAACCGCCTGGTCATTAGTAGACTTGATAGCTTGTAAAACCTGGAGTCCTGCAAAGAAAGAGAAGTATCTCAGACAATGCATGACCTAGATTAATAACCCTTAGAAGTGAAACTTCGAAGGAGCTTTTGAAGTTATGGTCAAATCAGGAGAAGTCTATACCAAGACACCTGATCAAGACATATCTACGCATGACGCGAGACCCAGATGCATATTCAACCCTTCCAGGTAAATCTGTGGCCTCCAAGCTATTCTTTAGACTTTCATCTTCGAAGATGTTAAGTTCTTATTTCCCGAATTCGTACACGGTGTGAATAGTGATCAACTCAAGGAATAAATCAAAAATTCCATTACCACACAGCTTGTCCAAACAGCTAGTGTGAGTTTAGACGGTTCGTAATTCGATAGTTGTCAACACAGCCCATTGGTTAAATCGGTAGACAACGAATTCTTCAACAACTACAGACCAAGGATGACTCAAATCCTCTAAGCTCTAGATGCCGCCAACAACTGGCAGGTAGATGTCAGCAAACTCGAAAAGTGTTTGTATGATTTCTTCACCGACGTAACCGCGTGAGCGTTTGTCCCTCTACAGACTGCTTCTAATCCTGACCTTAAAGTTAGGAAAAGGTATCGCAAATACTTTGGTAAAGAAACTCAAGTCGCAGAATTTATTCTCGATGGCTCTACTTTTTCAGGTCACCCTACTTGAACGACACTAGGTAACACCCTCCGCTCTATTTTCTATTATCTGTACATTATAGACAAGACTAAGATCAGAAAGTTCTCTATTTTAGCTGCAGGAGATGACGTAGTAATATTTATGCTCAAGAAAGATAAACAATCTCTCTTGTCTTCCATAGAAAAATATACTACGGCCACCAAGAATCACTAAGTCCATGGACTAGGATAGATTCTCAAATGAGCAAAAGTGCGCGAAGCGCTCGATTTTGATTTCTGCTCAAAATGGTCAGTAACAGCCTGAAGCAAATATTCTTTTGACGGATGGTATTTATTTCGAGATCCTAACAAGGCTCTTGAAACTAAGAATTACTATGGTGGAACCAACTAAGCCATGAGAGACGATCCCGGACTCCATGCCATTGCTCTTGAGCAATGTATCGAATATGAACTCCCTTTCGACATACTCAGGGAAATCTTCGAAACTAGACGTAAGAACATCGCTACTAACAACACTATGACTTACGACGAATACAATGCCTCGACTTCGAGGGCAGCATTCACTTCCAAGGTGGATCCATCTGACGAACTTTATCTAGAATAAGTTCTCACGCTTAAATGTGGTATCAGCATCTAGACTCTCATTCTGTGTAAGCAGGCTGGGGTTCTTAGTCTAACTTGCTGTTAACGTTAATCATAATTAACTATCGTTTAAGGATACGTAATCCTACTCCTGCTACATGGGGCTTC